GCGAGAAGGGCAACAAACGCCGATGGATCGTGGAACTCGAACAGATCCCCTGACCCTCAACGGCGAGCCGATCTCCTGGGAAGAGGCGCTCGCGCTCCCTCCCCCCGACCGCTCCTTCGTCGTCGCCACCGACGCTGAGGGGAGCCGGTACCGGCCCTTCCGCTTCCTCACCCTCGCCGACGAGGACTGACCATGCTGCAAGCCATTTTGACCCTGATCGCCTTTGCCGGGGGCGACGGTGGCCCTCGCGTGGCCCCCAAGGAACTTCGACTCTTCCCGATGGGGATCATCGACACGTCCAAGGGCCCGTTCACCTTCGACCAGCAGGCCGCCGCCATGGTGATGGCGGCCTACCAGGACCAGGGCAACGACCTCTTCTTCGACTACGACCACCGGTCGCTGTCGGAGATGGGTCCTCCCGACAGCGGCAAGGCCGCCGGGTGGTTTGGCCTGGAGCTGCGCCCCGATGGCCTCTGGGCGGTCAACGTGCGCTGGACCCCGGCGGCCCAGGCGCAGATCGAGGCCGGGGAGTGGAGGTACTTCAGCCCTGCCTTCCTCGTCGACGAGAACCGCCGGATCTGCGCGCTGATCAACGTCGCGCTGACCAACAACCCGGCCACCAAGAACATGACTCCGCTGGTCGCGGCCAGCGCGCGATGGGGCCGCGAAGCGCCCTCCGACAAGGACACCATGAACAAAGCTCTTCTGGTGGCGCTCGGGCTCGCGGAGACCGCGACCGACGCCGAAGCCCTCTCCTTCGCCCAGGCCCTCAACGGCCTCTTCCGGGACCTCCTCGCCCTCTCCGGCAAGACCACCTCCGCCGAGGCCCTCGCCATCGTCAAGGCCTGGCAGGAGAGCCACGCCAAGCTGGGCGAGGTCCAGGCCCAGCTCACGCAGCTCCGGGCCGCCGAGGACAAGCGCGCCGTCGAGGAGGAAATCCGCCTCGGCAAGGAGGGCGCGAAGATCACCGGCGCCAACGAGGCCAAGGTGCGCGCCCTCGGCTCCGCCGCGGCGATCAAGGCGTTCCTGGAGACGGCGCTGCCGGTGCTCCCGGCCAACGCCCCGCCGGCCCCCACGGGCGGCGCCACCACGCCCCAGGGCAAGACCTGGGCGCAGCTCACCCGGGCGGAGAAGCACCGCCTCTACAACGACGACCGCCCCGCCTACGAGGCGCTCAAGCAGGAACACGAGCGCCTCGCGCGCTGAGGAGAACCGACCATGGCTTTCACGAAGAAGGGGGACGTGTTTGTCCCCGAGATGTTTGTCGAGGCGATCCAGGCCGGTTTTGCCGGTATGGAGATGATGGACAAGAGCGGCGCCATCATCGTCAACACGTCGATGCCCTACGGCGGCTCCAACGTGGGCGAGTCCGTCAAGATCCCGTACTTCAGCAACATCGGGGAGCTGGAGGACATCGCCAACGACGGCGACGCCCTCACCCCCGTGGGCATCACCTCCTCCGAGGAGATCGCGACGGTCAACCACAGCGGCAAGGCCATCGAAGCCACCTGGTGGGCGCAGATGTCTGCGGTGAGCGACCCTTACGCCGAGGGGGCGCGGCAGATGCTCGAGGCCGTTCGCCGCCGGGCGATGAAGGCCGCGACCGACATCTGCAACACCGACGCGAACCTCCTGGAGCTCGACGTCTCCGCCTCCAACACCAAGCTCGACTACGACGTCATGATCGACGCGAAGCTCAAGTTCGGCGACGAGGACGGCGGCATCGCGGCGCTGATGGTCCACAGCAAGGTGAAGGCCGATCTGCGCAAGCTGAAGACCTCCACGGGGGTGCCGCTCTTCATCGACGGCATCAACGGCGACGTGGACCGCTTCACCGGCGTCCCGGTCTACACCAGCGACCGGCTGCGGGTCTCGAGCGGCACCTACACCTCGCTGGTGCTCAAGCGCGGCTCCATCCTGATCTGGCTGAACGGCAGCCCGATCGTCCTGACCGACAAGGACATCCTCGCCAACACCGACGTCCAGGCGGTCCATATTTACTGGGCGGCCCACGCCTACAAGAACATGCCCGGGTACACCAAGCCGGGCGTGTGCCGGATCCTCCACAAGGTGGGCTCCTGATGCTCGGCGCGTTCCGTAGGGCGCGCGCTCGTCGCCGCGTCAAGAACGCGCCTGCTGCCCCCTCCTCGACGCCCCCGCCCGTCGCCCCCGCGCCTCCCCCGGCTCCGCCCGCACAGGGCGCCCAGGGGCCGTCTCGGCGCCGATGAGCGCGGTCTCCTCGCCGCGGCGCTACTACCTGCTCAAGCGCCTCGAAGCGGCCCGGTCGGATGACCGCCCCCTCGACGGCGTTTGGCGCAGCAAGCAGGAGAGCCAGCCCGGCACGGCGCTCCCCGCCGCCTTCCCCTTCCGGGCCCAGCTCGTCGCTGCCGGGTACAGCACCGCCGAGGACCTCGACGGCGCCACTGCCGACGAGCTGGTCACCTACGTCTCCCTCCCGTCCCGCGACGCCGCGGCCGTCGTGGCCGCCGCCGCCAACCTCTGAAGGAACCCCTCCCCATGGGCTACAACACGGCAAACGGCAGGTACGCGGACACGGTCCCCGTCACCCTGCACGAGAGCGCGGCGCGCATCGCCAGCGGCAACGGCTCGTCCGTCGAGCTGGGGGACCGCGGCGTGCTGCGACTTCTTCTCGACGTCACCGCGGCAAGCGGCACCCTGCCCTCGCTGTCGGTCGACGTGCAGACCTCCTACGACGGCACCACCTGGCGCACGGTCGGGGGCTTCACCGCCCTCGCCACCACCGGCAGCGAGCGCCTGTCGTTCGCGGGATGCGACCGCTTCGTGCGGGCGTCCTACGCAATCTCGGGGACCACCCCGAGCTTCACCTTCTCCGTCAGCGGCGAGGCCGTCTGACCTGACCTGATCCCAAAGGAATCACCACATGTCTCAGAGCCTCACCTCTCCTCATGGTCACGCGAAGGTACCCTCCGCGGAGGGCACCGGCATCGCCCTGCTCAAGCTCGCCGTCTCCTTCAACACGGCCGACGCCGCGGTGCTCTTCACGGTGCCCGCCGGGCACCACCTCCGCGTCAGCCGTACCTGGTGGAACGTCCAGACGGCGTTCACCGGCGGCACGTCCAGCGCCATCGGCGCCAGCAGCAGCAACGCCGCCTACAACACGAAGGGCGACCTCCAGGGCGGCGCCTCCGGTGACCTGCTCGCCGCGCTGACCGCCGGCCAGCGCCCCGGCACCATCGGCGCCAAGTTCGGCTCCAACGGGGTCATCATCCTGGCCCCCGGCGACACGATCCGCTTCGACCGCATCGCCAGCGCCTTCACCGCGGGCGCCGGCTACCTCATGGTCGAGGTCGTCGAGGTCGGGGACGCGCTCGTCTGATGGCCACCGCGCTCACCCTGCTGGCCAGCGCTGCGCGCACCACCAGCGGGGTGGGCGCTTCTGTCGACCTGGGGGCCGCGACCAGCGCCCAGCTCGACCTGACCCTGACCGCGGCGAGTGCGTCGCCCACCACGCTCGTCGTGGCGGTGCAGACCAGCGCCGACGGTACGCTGTGGGAAACGCTGGCCACGCTGCTCCCCGGGTCGACCCCGGGGCGTAGCCCGGTCCGCGTGGCTGGGGCGCTGCGCTACCTGCGCGCGTCCTACACGATCTCGGGCGCCACCCCGAGCTTCACCTTCAGCGTCGCAGGCACCGCCCTGGTGGTCTACGCGACGCCCGACGACTTCGACGCCCTGGCGCCCTCTGCAGCGGCCAGCGAGGACTTCTCCGTCGAGGACAAGTCCAAGGCCCTGGAGAGCGCCACGAGCGAAGCCGACGGCTACCTCAACGCCCGGTACACGCTGCCGCTCACCGCCTGGGGGCACGACCTCCGGCAGTGCGTCGTCAGCATCGCCGCCTATCGGCTCCTGGTGCGCCGCGGCTGGTCGCCGGTGGCCCCCGAAGACGACACCGTCCGCACCGGCTACACCGACGCCCTGGCCTGGCTCGCCAAGGTCAAGGACGAGAGAATCTCCCCTCCGGACATCGTCGACAGTACCCCCGAGGTCTACGACGCCGGGGCGTTCGTCGTGTCGAAACCCAAGCGAGGCTGGTGATGGGCGTCCTCAAGGGCAACCTCGCCTCGCTGCAGAAGCACCTCAAGGCGGTCCAGGCCCTGGGCAAAACAGGCCTCAAACGGGTCTCTCGAGCCGTCGCCGAAGAGGCCAAGACCCTGGTGGACGACGGCTTCGCCCAGGGCGTCTCCCCCTCCGGCCAGCGCTGGAAGGCGCTCAAGGTCCGCGCCGGGCAACCGCTCCGGGACACCCGCCGGCTCCAGTCCTCGCTGGCCCCCGTCGACACCGGGAACGGGTTCCGGATCAGCACCAACCTGCATTACGCCAGGGTGCACCAGTTCGGCGCCACCATCCGCGCCAAGGGCGCCAAGGCACTCTACAGCCGCAAGGCCAAGAAGTTCTTCGGCAAGGTCGTCAAGATCCCCGCGCGCCCCTTCCTCCCTCGCGAGGGCAAGCTCCCGGCCCGCTGGGCCCAGGGGCTCGACGCCGCCGCTCGTGACGTCCTCGCTCTGATCTTGAAATCATGACCTCCAAGCTGGAAAGCCTGTGCGCCGAGCTGCAAGCGCACATGGAGACCAAGGGCGTCGTCTCGGGGACCGCCTTCGGCTTCGGCGCCAAGGAGCTGGACCGCGCCAGCAAGCCCCCGCGCGTCGTCTGGCGCCTGGTGCGCGGCGAGTGCGAGGGCACCCCGAGGCCCGGCCAGAACCCCCGGCCCCTGTTCAACCGTCGGTTGGAGCTCGAAGCCCACCTCTGGGGCACCGACTACGAGCAGACGGAGCAGCTCCTCGAGGACGTGAGCCGCGCCATGCACGGCGCCGCCGCCGGGAGCTACGCCCCGCTGCGCGAGGAGTGGCCCGCCGAGGACGACGACGGGCGAGCCCACCAGTTCAAGGGCAATTACTGCGTGTTCACGCTGGAGGTGCTGGTGCCGGTGACGACCACCACGCAGACCACCGCGCGCGTCACCACCGTCCAGCCCGATACGAGCACCAGCAGCCCCACCGACGGCAACCTCGACGTAGGAGAGACATGAGCGACCGCGACCCCACGACACGCTCTGTCCTGGCCTGGGCCAAGGACAAGGGCGTCGATGAATTTTTCCTCGCTGGTGCCGCCGTCCTGGCGGGCTGGCCGCGAGGCAACGTCTACGACGAGCGAGCCCCTCTCCTCGTCACCGAAGCGGATTTTGACAAAGCCGTCGCGGCCTTCCGCGGCCTGGAGATGAAGTTATGCCCCTCCCCGGTGTGAATGTTGTGCTCCAGGATTTCGCCCTGGGGCTGGTCGAGCCTGCGGACCACGCGCAGGCCATCGTCGGCACCGCGGCCAGCGGGACCAACAACGCCGTGGTCGCGATCAGCGACCTCAAGACCCTCAAGGACACGTTCGGCTCGGGCCCGCTCGTCGAGGCCGCGGCGCATGCGCTGCTGGTCGCCGGCGGCCCCGTCTACTGCGTCAAGGTGGCCGCCACCACGGCGGGCTCCAACAGCTCGGTGACCCTGACCGGCACCGGCGTGGACCCGGGCGCCACCGTCTCCGGCACCCCGCTCGACGACTACACCGTCCGGGTGAAGATCGTGCTCGGCGGCACTCGCGGCACCGCGACCTTCCAGATCTCCTTCGACGGCGGCGACACCTACTCGGAGGTGTACGTCACCGCCGCCAGCGTCACGACCTGGGCCACGGAAACGGGCCTCACCATCGCGTTCGCCGTGGGCACCTACGTCGCCGGCGACATCTACGCCTTCACCTCGACCGGGCCCAAATTCGGCAGTTCCGACCTGGCGACCGCCCTCGATAACCTCAACGCTTCGGCCTACTCGTTCGAGTGGGTCCACATCGCCGGCACGGTCACCGGCGCCGACGATGCGGCCAAGGTCACGGCGTTCGCCGCCCTGGCTGCTGCCGTCGAGACCAAGCTGACCACCTGGACGACGGCGTTTCGGTACGCCTTCGCGATCCTGCAGGTGCCCACGGTCGCCGACTCGGCGCTCAACGTCTCCGGGGTCACCGGCTTCGCCAGCACCCGGCAGATGTGGGTTGCGGGCGATGTGGAGCTGGTCTCGGCCATCAACGCCCGCCAGATCCGCCGCAACGCCTCCCTGAACGTCGCCGCCCGGCTCGGCGCCATCGATCTGCAGCGGTCCCCGGCCTGCCCCGCCGACGGCACCCTGCCGGGGATCGTGTCCCTGGTCCGGGACGAGCGGATCACCGAAGCCCTCGACGCGCTCCGCATCACGACGCTCCGGACCTTCGATAGCGCGTTCGCCGGTCACTACGTCACCAACGGCCGGATGATGGCGCCGGCGGGCAGCGACTACGCCTTCGTCCAGAACCGCAGGGTGATGGATCGGGCCGCCACCGTCGCCCGCCAGGCGATGATCCCCTACGTCAACGCCGATTTTCGCGTCGATGCGGTGACCGGCTTCATCGACGAGCGGGAGGCCGTGGCCATCGAGTCGCGCATCACCCGCGCCCTGGAGGGCGACCTCGTCGCCACCGGGCGCGCGACCCGGGTGCAGGTCCAGGTGAAGCGCGACGACAACCTGATCAGCACGCAGACCCTGAACGTCCGGATCCGCGTCATTCCCAAATCTTATGCCCGGTTCATCACCCTGGACCTCGGCTTCGAGAACCCCGCCCTCGCGGCGGCGGCGACCTGAGAGGGCACCATGGCCACGTACACCAAGATCAACGGCAAGGCGTACTCGCATTCCTCCATCGAGGTGCAGCTCAACGGCAAGAGCTACCCGTTTGTCAAGGAGGTCTCCTACTCCGACGACCTGGAGCCCGGCGAGGTGCGCGGCACCAGCGCCCAGCTGCTGAGCCGCACCCGCGGCGAGTACAAGGCCGAAGCCAGCATCACGCTCTACAAGGGGGCGGCTCAAGAGCTGCTCGATGACCTCGGCGACGGCTTTATGGAGAAAGAGTTCGATATGGTCGTCACCCGCAAGGAGGATGACATGTCGACGATCATCGACACCGTCGTGAAGTGCCGCATCAAGAAGCACGAGAGCGGCTCCTCCACGGGCTCCGACCCCAACGAAGTGAAGTTCGATCTTCACCCCATGTACATCCTCTGGAACGGCTATTCGCCCATCGCTGGGCTGATCAAGGGCTGACCATGACCATCGATCCGCAGACCATCGAAGCGCTCAAGGCCAAGCACGGCGACACCCTCACGCTGCTCGAAGCGGAAGGGGTGGAGATCGTCGTCAAGCCCATCGACCTGGGCAGCTACCGGATCTTCAAGAAGAAGGCCGCCAACGAGGAGACCAGGGCGACCGCCGGCGAGGATCTGCTCTACGGCGTCCTCGTCCACCCGACCCGCGAGGAGCTGCAGATCGCCGTGCGCGGGCGGCCCTTCCTGCTGGAGCACTTTGCCGGCGAGGTCGTGAAGAACGCCGGGGCCCTGGCTGAGGTGCGCTCAAAAAAATTGTGAGCCTCTACCACGAGGCCCGTCGTGACGTGGGGCTCGCCGGCTACTGCCTGCTGGCCTACCGCCGCCTCGAAGACTGCGAAGAGGCGGAAGTCGGGGCGCTCCTCGAAGCCGAGTTTTTTCATATCGTCCGCGCCAACCTCTCGAAGATCTGACCCGCCATGAGCGTCAAGTTTGCCCTCGCCCTCCTCGACATGACCAGCGGGCCCGCACGCGCCGCCGGCAGGGCGCTGGCGGCCGTCGAGGGCAAGCTGCGGGCGCTCCAGGCGGCGGCGGGCGTCGACATCGGCAAGAAGGTCAAGGGCAGCACGTCCCAGCCTCGCGACGAGCTGGCCAGGCTCAAGGCGGCGGGGCAGGACGGCACCAGCGGGCTCGCCGGCGGGGCCCTGGGGGCCACCTCCGCCATGGCAGGCCTGGCGGCAGCCATCGGGGTCGCGGCGGTCGCTGGCCTGGGGCTTGCGGCGGCAGGCGCCAGCTACGCCGCGGACATGGCAGGCTTCAAGGGGCAAGCCGCGTTTGCCTTCAAGTTCATCACCGGGAGCCAGCAGAAGGCCGGCGAAGTGATGACCATGGCGGACGAGCTGGCCCGGAGCATGGGCGCCAAGACCACCGACGTCACCGAGTCCATCCGGGAGCTGATGGCCGGAGGTTTCGGGGCAGATCAGGCCAAGGGCATCACGGCAGCGGTGGCCGATATCCGGGCCATGAACCCCAAGGCCAACATCGAGGCCATCGCCACGCAGATCGCCCAGATGAAAGGCGCGGGCCGCGTGCTCGCCGAAGACCTGAAGCCGCTGCTCAACGCCGGCATCAACGACGATATCTTTTATCAGGTGCTCCGCGAGATGACCGGTCAAAAGGACCAGGTCAAGCTCAAGAAGATGATGGAGTCCGGCAAGGTCTCCAGCGATCAGGGCATTGCCGCCATCCTCGAGACCGTGAAGCGCATGGGGGGCGGCGGACCCCTCGGCGCCGTCGCCGCCGAGAAGGCGTCGACCAGCGTGGCCGGCGCGATCGAGAACACGAAGGCGATGTTCGAGCGCCTGTTCATCGCGATCAACTCCGGCGCGGCCAGCAAATCCCTGATCGCCATCGCCGGGCGCCTCGCCAACCTGTTCGACCCAGCCCAGCCGAGCGGGCAGCGCCTGCTGGCCACCCTGGACAAGATCGCCGGGATGGTCGGGAGGATGTTCGAGCGCCTCGACCTCGAAATGCTCATCGGAGGCCTCTTCCTGGTGGTCGGCGCCGTGGACAGCGTCATCACCGCCCTGTCCCCGCTGGGGGAGGGGCTCCTGGCTGGACTCGGCGAGGCGGGGAACCTGGTCCTCGAGGTCCTCAGCGCCGTCATGGGCTCCGGGGGCGCTGCGGGCAGCAGCAAGGACCTGGCAGAGGCGCTCCGCATGGTCGGGACGGCCATCGGCTACGTGGTCGTGGGGATCGGCGTGGTGGTCGCCATGGCCGGGTGGCTGGCGGTCCAGATCGCTCGTGTGGCGGCCTTCGTCGGGGCTGCTGCGGGCGCGATCGGCATCGCCCTCGTCGACGGCATCGGGGGCGGCCTGGATGCGGCCTGGCAGGGACTCGTGACCCGCCTGGGCAAGCTGACCTCGCTGCTGCCGGATGTGGTGCGCAAGGTGCTCGGCATCGCCTCCCCGTCGAAGGTCATGATGCAGCTCGGCGGGTACACCGCCGAGGGTTTTGCCCTGGGCGTGGAGCGCGGCGCAGCGACCCCCGGCGACATGGCCGGGATGCTCACCGCTCCGGCAGCGCTGGGGGCCCTCCCTGGGGGCGCCGAGGCTGGCGGGGGCGCCGCCCCATCCATCGCCCTCACGATCCAGGTCGACGCCTCGGGCCGGGACGACGCCCAGGAGATCGCGGCGCTCGCGGCCTCCCGAGGGCGCGAGATGCTGGTGAGCGTCTTCGAGCGCATGGCCCTCACCTCCGGTGCGACGGTGCCCACATGACGCAGCCGTTCTGGGACAACAACGAGGCCAACCCGACCGAGGTCTTCGGCACCGGCTGGGATTACCTCGTCCTGGGCGGCTACCAGGTCCCCGGCGTCCTGGAGGAGCCCCCCAAGGCCGAAGCCAGCCGCAAGGCCGACAAGAAGAACGGACCCGGTCTCGATGGCGCCACCCTCACCTGGCAGGGCTACGAGCCGCCGGATGTGAGCTTCAAGATCCTGATCTGGAAGCGCGACCAGTGGGAGGCCTGGCAGGACCTCTACCCGCTGATCCTCCCCCGACCCGGCAAACCTCCCTCCGCGCCGTTCTCGGTGAGCCACCCCGCGCTCGCGATCCTGGGCATCACCGAGATCGCGATCACCAGGGTCAGCGCCCCCGAGAAGGCCAGCGTCCGGGGCGCCATGAGGATCAGCATCCAGGGCGTCCAGTGGGTGAAGCCCAAGCAGGTCGGCACAAGCACCCCCAAGGCCGCCAGCGCCGGCGTCCCGGCCACCGTCCACGACCAGAAGGGCGGGTACACCCCCGCCGTCACCGGGCCGCCTGCGCCGCCGCAGCCCCCGTCGAAATTCAACGTCACCCCATGAGCAGCTTCGCCGCCCTCAACGGTCGCCCGGTCCTCTCCGGATCGGTCCTGCTCCCCTTCGCTGGGGTCTGGGTCGCGGGCCTCGTGATCGACGCCGCCGTGGCCCCCACGGGTGCCGCCGCGCTCACCCTGGACGAGGGCGCGGTCACCCTGAAGGGCACGCTGCTGCGGTCCCGCGAGGCCTTCGGGCGCGTCGAGGTGCTCCTGGTGGGCGGCGCCGGAGGGCTCTGGCGGCAGGTCCCCGGGCGCCACTACCGGAGCACGCCGGCGAGCATGGTCTGGTCGGATATCCTCAGCGCATGCGGCGAGACCCCCAGCGGGGCCTCCTCGGCGCAGCTCGGGGGGCAACTCGCCCAGTGGACCCGGATCCGGAGCAGCGGTGCCGACGCCCTCACCCGCCTTGCTGACGCCCTGGGCGGGGTCTGGCGGGTGGAGCTCGACGGCACGACCCGGCTCCTCGACCCGGCGGCCACCGAAGCCGGCAAGGCCACCACGGGGAGCCAGATCGCAGACTGCCCCGCGGAGTCCTCGGCGCTGTGGGCCCTGGACACCCACGCCCTTCTCCCCGGGCAGCTCCTCGACGGGCGCCGGGTCCGGGACCTCGAGCACCAGATCTCCGCCCAGGGGATCCGAACGAAGGTTTGGTATGGCTGACCTCGATCGCCTCCGGGGGGCGCTGGCCGCCCTCGTCCAGCAGCTCACCGGGCACACCGACTACCACGCCGTGTACCTCGCCGAGGTGCGCGGGCAGAACCCGGATTTCACGGTCGAGCTGCGCCCCGAGAGCCCCAAGCTGGGCGACTTCTCCCGGGTGGCGCTCCGAGGCCTCCCCGGCGTTCAGGTCCGGGTCAAGCAGGGCGCCCGGGTCTTGCTCGGCTTCGAGAACGGTGACCCCTCCAGGCCCTACGCCGCCCTGTTCAACGCCGACAGCCTGCAAGAGATCATCGTCACCGCGCAGACAAAGATCCTGCTCAAGGCCCCGTCCACCGTCGTCGCCCAGTCCGAAGGCCTCGCCAAGCGGGTCGCGAGGATGGGCGACCTGGTGAAGGTCACCGGGATCTGCGGCCCCCCGGGCGCCCCGGTGGAGTTCGTCGGCTACATCCTCGACGGCGCCCAGAAGCTCACCAGCGAATGATCACCTACCAGGGAAAAGTTGGGATCCTCGCGGCCTTCCCGGTGTTTGCGCAACTCGTCGGCGCGATCGACCTGGCGGGCCTCGCGGCCGAAGCGGCGGCGCTGCTCCAGGCGAGCGTCACCTTCACGCCTCCGTCGATCTTCGGGATCCTCGGCGTGGTCGCGGCCATCGGCGCCGCGCTCCAGGCGGGATTCCAGCCCCCGAGCTTCGACTTCAAGGCGAACTTCCTCGTCAAATACGGGCTCCTCAAGCTGCGGTTGGAGCTCCTGATCAAGATCGTCGACCTTGTCGCCTCCGGCAGCGTGCGCCTCTACGAGCAGCAGGGCACCGCCGGGACCTTCGCCTCCGAGCTGGAGACCACCCTCTCCGGCACCGACGCCGCAGGGGGCATCGCCCCCACCCAGCAGACCTTCGCCGTGCTCCTGGTGGCCGAAGGGGGCACCGCCGGCGAGACCACCCTCAAGCTCCTCCGGAGCGGGATCTGACCCATGCCCCAGAACATCACCGACGTCGACGAATTCACAGCCACGGTCACCTCCCCCGCGGACGGCGACACCCGCAACGCCGGCAGCGTCCTCGCCTCGTTCCAGATCGTCGCGAACCGCACGAAGTGGCTCTACAACACGCTCACCTCCCGAGGCATCTCGAAGATCCGGAAGGTCACCTCCACCACGGACCTGAAAGCCCTCGCCTCGCCGGTCGAGGGGGATGTGGCGATCCTGTCCACGGGCAGCGTGCCCCAGATCTTCGTCTACCGGTCGGTGGCGCTGGCGGGCTCGGACCTCTCGCAGATCCGCTACGACAGCACCGTGTCTACCGGGCAGTGGCTCTCGCCCTGGTACTGGCTGGTCGACGCCTCGGGGGCCTCGCCGCGGCTGGACGTGAACGTGCTGCCGCCGCCCAACCGGATCCAGAACGTCCAGAACGAATTCTCCATCAGCCCCTCGGCGACGAACGCCACGGAGGCCGGGTCGGTCTTCGGGCCCACCATGTCGCTCGCGGTGCTGGCTGGCGACAAGATCGTCTTCGACGCCCACACCACCCTGGCGATGCAGTCCGCCGATGCGTTCGGCTACATCGCCATCGCCGTCGATGGCACGGACCAGCCGCAGTCGAAGCGGCTGTGGACGGCAGACGGTACGGGCGCGAACCTGCACCTGCAGACGTCCTTGCTCTACGACGTGGTTTCGTCCGCCACCCTCACGATCCGCCTCTACCAGAAGATCACCACCCTGACCTCCGGGACGCCGCAGCTCATCGGGCCCCAGACGATCCGCGCGCTCGTGCTGAGGCCCTGACCATGGCGATGGAGGGCGGACAGGTCGTCGTCACCGACGACGAGACGGTGAGCGGCGGAGGCCTCGCGAGGGCCATCTACAACCGGAAGGCCACGAGCGGCGCAGCCACGCTCGCGGCCATCTCCACGGCCTACGCCTCCTCGCTGGAGACGGAGGGGCTCAGCCAGGGCGAGCGCGACGCCCTGGAGGCGCAGCGGGACAGCTCCCGGCTGTCGCTCCTGCGGTCCTGGGCGGCAGAGGCGAACGACCTCGGGGCCGCCATCGTCGACTACCTCAAGGCCAACGCCACGGTCTCCCTGGCCACGGTCAAGGCCACGGTGGGCACGTCGACCAGCGTGGGGCGCACGCCGAACCCGAACAACGGCGACGTCCCGATCGAGCCCCCGACGACCGCCGTGGACCTGCCGGTCACCGGGGCCGGGGGCGCCACGGTGCTCGCGCTGACGTGAAGACCACTATCGAGCGGACGGGGCCGAGCTCGGAGCCGGCGCCGAGGGGGATGCTCGAGGGTGCACCTTGAACGTGCATCCTGTAACCGTGTACCCCTCGGTACCAACCAGCGAGCTGTTGTTTACTCGAACCTTGGACCAGCCAAGAAAGCTCGTATCGAGAACCGTGATTCCTGCGCCAACCACGGGGAACTTGGCTTTTGCCTCAAGTCGCTTCAGCTCGGCCTGGTTCTTGGCAGCGGCTACGCGCTGAAACCAACGAAAGTCCTCTTCGGTCGCAAAGACGGGCCCTCGCTCGTCGAGGGAGCAGTAGAGAAACCCGTCCTCTCCGGTGATGGGCCGGGGGATATATGCCTCCGGGGCAGAGGAAGGGGCAGACGCCTCGGCCTTGGCCCGCTTGTTTTCTCGCTCTTCCGCATTCTTGCGAGCCCCCTTCAGAGCGCCGCACATCATGCCCGTCACGACCAAGCAACCGAAGATCAGGGCGATGATGGCCAGAGGGCCGGGGCCCTTCTTCGGAGTTGGCTGCTGGTGTTGCGGATATCCCTGAGGGGACTGCGCCCCCGGTGGTTGCTGCCAGGTCATAGCTCCGAGGCTCGCTCCATGTCGCGCTGAGCACAACGCCCCGCGCCGCCCCTTCGCCCTCCCGCTCCCGTTCCCCTTCGAGCTGAGCCCTCAAAATCATGCCTTTCGGCACCGACATCTCCACCTTCCCGGACCTGGACCCGGCGTTCACGATCATCTCCGGGCCCCGGGTCGTGATCGAGGCGCTCGCGCGCCGGCTCACCACCCCGCGCGGCTCGCTGGTGAGCGATCCCGACTACGGCTTCGACCTGCGGCAGCTCCTGCACCTCGACACCACCCCCCAGGACGAGGGGCGCCTGCTGGCGCAGATGCAGGCCCAGATCGAGGCAGACGAGCGGGTGCTGGGCGCCAGCGTGCGCTTCGTCCGCTCCGCCGGGGACACGCTCCGCGTCGTCGTGCGCTTCCGCACCCTCGACGGCCCCTTCGCTTTCACCCTCGCCGTGGCTGACGCCGGCGCCGCCATCCTCCCCGGGGAGACATGATGCCCACCCTTTCGCTCTCGGATCTGATCGTCCCCGCCACCAGGGAAGAGGCGCTCCTGACGCTCCTCGGGCTCCTGGAGTCCGCCGGCTTCGAGGCCACGAGCTGGCAGGCCGGCAGCGTGCCCAGGACGCTCGTGGAAGGGGAGGCGGAGGCCTACGCGGACGCCTCCGAGCTGATCTCCCTGATCGCTCGCAGCGGCCTCGTGGACCTGGCGGAGGGGGGCTGGCTGACGCTCCTGGGGCAGGACATCTACGGCCTCCCTCGGCTGGCGGCGGTGCAGACGAAGGGGACCTTCCGCCTCACCGACGCGGGCGGCGGACCGCACACCTTCACCGCCGGCTCGCTGATCGTCACCGACGCCAACGGCCTGAGGTTTCGCAACGCCGCTGGCGGCACCCTCACCCTCGACGGCACCCTGGACGTGGTGTTTGAGGCGGAGGCCACGGGGGCCCAGTACAACCTGGTCACCAACGCCACGCTGGAACTGCTCACCTCGCTCGCCACCGTCACGGTCACCAACCCCGGCGGCGTCGACGGCTGGATTACCCAGCAGGGCGCCGACGAGGAGAGCGATGCGAACTACCGCGTTCGGCTCAAGGCGCGCTGGCCGGCGACGACCTACATGCTCTCGACCAAGGCGACCTACGAGGCCGCCGCGCGCACGGCGAGCGCCGAGGTCACCAAGGTCAAGGTTTTCCCCAACAACCCCTCTCCCGGCCAGGTCAAGATCGTGCTCGCCGGCAGCGCCGGGGCCGTCAGCGGCGCAGCCATCACGGCCGTCGAGACATACATCGAGGACCGCCTCCCGCTGTGCGTCAACGCCACCGTGGAGAGCGCCGCGGTGCTGCTGTTGCCGGTCCAGGCGCAGCTCCAGTGTGAGGCCGCCTACGTCGACACGGTGAAGCCCCAGGCGGAAGCCAAGCTCGCCGAACTGCAGGCGTCCCTGGCCATCGGCGGGGCGGTCTACCGGTCCGCGCTGATCGAGGCGCTGATGGCCCCGACCGGGATGGTCAACACGGTCCTGTCGATCCCCGACATCAACGCGATCCTCACCAACACGCAGATCGCCGTGTTTGTCCCGAACCTGACGGTCCTGGCGGTGTCCTGATGGCCGACTACGCCGACTACGAGGTGCAGCGCGCACCCGCCTGGCTCCGGGGCCCCCTGGGCTCCGGGTGGCTCTCGGCGCACGGCTACCTCAAGGACGCCCTGGTCGAGGGCGCTCGCCAGGCGGTGCGGGCCCGGTTCGTCACCAGGGCGCCCGTCGACGCCCTGCCGGTGCTGGCCAGCGAGCGGAGCCTCGAGCGCATGCCCCCGGACACGGAGGCCGCGTGGAGAGCTCGACTCGGGCAGGCCTGGGAGCTGTGGGCCTACGCCGGCACCCGCAAGGGCGTCCGCGAGGCCCTGGAACGCACGGGCTACGCCACCAGCGTCGTGGTCTACGACGCGCTCGAGTGGCCGACGGGCCCCGGCGCCGTGAGCTGGGCGGTCTTCTGGGTCGTGCTCTCGGGGCACGACTGGGTCTCCGACGGCGTCTGGAGTGATCCGGGCGTCTGGGGCGACGGGGGCACCTGGGGCAGCACCGCCACGCCGGACGAAGTCGCCCGGGTGCAGCGCCTGATCCTGCTGTGGAAGCCCGCCCACGCGCGATGCGCCGGGGTGATCGTGCTGCTCAGCGGCGAGGTGTGGGGCGTGCCGCTCGATGGCCTCTGGGGCGACCCGGGCACCTGGGGTGGCACGTCCGCGGTCTGGCTTCTCCCTGACGAGTAAAAAATCCATGAGTCTCCTCGACAAAGTTTTCCTCTGGCTGGGGCACGGCCGGTACTACACCTCGCCCTCCGCAGCCTCGAACGGCGACGCCGTCCCGTTCCTCGTCGACGCCCAGGGGCGCCTGCAGGTGGCCACGGCCCCCGCGGCTCCTGCGGGGGTCACCGCGGTACGGCAGCTCACCGCCGCGAACACCGGCGCGCTGAAGGATGCGGGCGCGGGCTCGCTGGTAGAGGTCACCCTCTGGAATTCCGGCAGCGTTCCGCTCTGGTTCCAGGTGCACGACAACGCCGACGCCATCGACCCGGGAGACACCTGCGTCGATCAGGTGATGGTGCCCGCCGGCGGCGCCCTGGGCTGGCGCCCGGCGGTGCCGGTGGCCGCGGCGACGCGTCTTCGCTGGGCGGCCTCCACGACCCCGGCGACCTACACGGCCCCGGGGACCGCTGCGCTCGGGTTCAGCGCGGGGGTGCTGTGATGGGGCCGCTGGGCGGCGCCATCGCGCCTGGTGGCGAGAGCACGGGCTCCGACGAGCTGTGGGGCGCCTCCGTCGACGGCGCCCGCACGGAATCCGGCGGCGGCGCCGCCACGGCTCTGTCCCAGCCGAGGTTCTACAGCGACCTCACGCTGAGCAACGCCACGACCCTGTCGATGGCGGGCTACAAGCTCCACGTCGCCGGCACCCTGACGGTGGGCGTCGACTGCGCGCTCCACAACGACGGCAGCGCCAGCACCAACCAGACCGGCGGCGTGGGCGCCCCGGTGGGCGAGCTGGCCAGCGCGACCGTGGCCGGGGCGAACGGCGGCAACACCAGCAGCGTCGGAGGCAGCGGCACAGCCAACGCCTCGTCGCCGGCGGTGGGCGGGGCTGGCGGCCCTGGCGGGGCGTCGAACGTGCCTCACGCGGGCGGCGCGGCCCCCACGGTCACGTTGACCGTGACCAGCCACGGGATCCCCTGGAGCAGCTTCGGCCTGGAGTTGATGGTGTGCCTCTTCGCGGGCACGACGTTCAACAAATTCCGGGGCGGGGCTGGTGGGGCAGGCGGTGGGGGCTCCCTGTCGGGCGTGGGCGGTGGTGGCGGTGGTAGCGGCGGCCTCGGGTGGATCCGGGCGAAGCACGTCGTCAACAACGGCAGGATCTCCTGCCGCGGCGGCGCGGGTGGCCCTGGTGGCACCAACGCCGGGGGCGGTGGTGGAGGGGGCGGCGGCCTCTTGGTGATCTGGTGCGAGACCTGGACGGGCAGCCCTCCGGACTGCGACGGCGGGGCAGGGGGCGCGGGCAACGGCGGGGGCGTGTCGGGCTCCTCGGGGAGCGAGGGCAAGGTCCTCGTCTTCGTCAAGGGCGTCCTGAAGTACCGGTCGGGCTTCGGCGCCAACGCCCCGGACATCGACGAGCTGGCGGCCTGAGGAGGATGGGATGATCGGCATCGGCATCGGCATCGGCCTATCAAGGCGCCGTCGCGGCGGCCCCGTCTGGACCCCGGAGACCCCCGGCGCTCCGGCGTGGTGGCACGAGGTCGCCCTCGGAAGGATCTGGCAAGACACGGCCGCCACCCTCGCGGCGACCACCGCCGGGCACCCGGTCGCCAGGATCGACGCCCGCTATGGCACGAATTTCACGCAGGGCGGCGTCTCCCTCCAGCCGTACCTGACCCCGCTCGGGTCCGTCCTGGCCGCGCGGTCGGACGACGTGGACGACAACTTGGGCAGCACCGCCACGTTCACGGCGGGCGCCAAAACGCTCGCGGTGCTGTTCGAGGTGTTCAGCGCGCCGGGAACGACGGCAGCCGAGACCCTCCTGCGGCTGGGGGCAACGCCCGCGCAGATCATCCTCCGGCACTCGGGCCTCAGCGCCTCCAGCGCCAGGGGGTGGCACGTCGGGATCGATCGCACCTCGTCCAACGCCGTCTGCATCCAGGGCACGTCGCCCGCGCTGCTGAGCAACGCCATCCACTCCATTGTGGTCCGGTACGACGGCGTCAGCGCGACCGCGGCTTCGTCCTATCGCATCTGGCTGGACGGCGTCGAGGTCACCACCGCCACCGGCGGAAACATGGCCGCCACCGGTAACACCCGCTGGCTCGCCACCAGCGCCGCCTCCGAGGTCGCCAACGCGTCCGTGGCCGAGTCCATCGTGTGGACCAGCGCGCTCGCCGAGGCCGACTGCATCGCCGCCGCTGCTTACCTGGAAGCGAAGCGGTGACGCTCGCTACCCGCGTTCTTCTTGCCTTCCACGCCACGCTCACCCGCTACCTGCTCCGAGAGGTCATCATGTCCTTTGTCCCCGCATCGTCCGTGATTTTCGCTGCCCCGCCCGCTGTCGCTGCCAGCCTCCAGGCGTACCTGATCGAGACGCTCGTGCGTCTCGGCGGCGCCATCGATTCCGTCGCCCTGACACAGCGCCTCGGCCCCGACGGCGGGGACTACGCGGATCCCTCGTTCTACGTCGGTGCGATGACCCTCAGCGAGGCCGAGATCCTGCTGATCCGGTCGGAGTTCCGCGCAGGCGGCACCCTGTACGACGCCGGGTGCCGGGCGCGCCGGCTCCTGTTCCCACCGAAGGAGATCGCCGCCCCTGGCACGGCTCCGGGGAAGCTCACCGTGGACGTGGTCGAAACCCTGCCGATCCCGGGCGGGGTCGACTGGGAGACGACCCGCGTGGCCAAGGACGCGTTCTTCGCGGAGCTGGGCCTGCCCGGCGATCCGCTGGTCGTGCTGTCCCCGCCCGAGGACAACCTCTGAGATCCGCCGGGGACAAGGCCGTCGAGCGGCACAAAGCGGAAAAGGCGCCCTGAGGAGGATGCGATGTTCCAGCTAAAACAAGGCGACACCTTTGCCCTCGCCGGGTCCGCGAAACAGGACAGCGGTGCGGCCCTCGACCTCACCGGCGCCACCCTCCGGGCCCAGGTGCGCCCTCGCGACGGGGCGGGCTTCGGGGTGGTGGTCCAGGAGCTGACCTACGCCGTCGTCAGCGCGACCCTGGGGACCTTCACCCTCAGCGCCACGGCGGCGCAGACGGCGCTGTGGCCCACGGGGCGCCTCGCCTGCGACCTGGAGCTGACGGAGAGCGGGGGCGCCGTGGTCCACAGCGAGACCGTGGATGTCCACGTCAGAGCGGCGGTGACGCGGTGAAGTTCATCCTCACGCAGCAACTCGGCGCCCTCGCCACGGCCGGCGTCAGCCTCACCATCTCCTCGCTGACCCTCCAGGGCCCCCAGGGGCCTTCGGGTCCGACGGGCGCGACCGGCCCCACCGGGCCTACCGGTCCTGGCGGCACGGGCCCCACCGGGCCCGCAGGGCCCACCGGCCCCACCGGCAGCGCAGGAGCGACGGGGGCCACCGGCCCCGCAGGTCCGACAGGACCAGCAGGCCCCACCGGGCCCACGGGCCCGCAGGGGGACCCGGGGCCCACGGGGAACACCGGGTCAACGGGCGCGGTCGGACCGACGGGGCCTGTGGGCCCGACCGGTCCGCAGGGGGATCCGGGGGCGACCGGGGCAGCGGGCCCCACGGGGCCCACCGGAGCCACCGGGGGCGCAGGCCCGACCGGCCCGGCAGGACCCACCGGACCCCAGGGCGATCCAGGCGCCACCGGCAGCACCGGCGCGACGGGGCCAGCGGGTCCTGCGGGCAGCACCGGACCAACGGGCCCCGCTGGACCCACAGGCCCCGCCGGTAGCTCGGGGTTCACGCGAGGGACAGGGACGCTGGCCTTCGGAGCGTGGCCCGGGAGCGACACGGCGTCGCTCGCGGTGACCGGACAGACGGGGATCCTCAGCGGCGCCCAGGTGCGCGCCTGGCTGCGGATCGCGGCCACCGCGGACCACAGCGCCGACGAGCACATCATGGCTCCGCTGCGGGTGTCCGCGGGGGAGGTGGTCGCCGGCGTGGGCTTCACCGTCTTCGCGGTCTTCGACGCGCCGGTGCGCACCTACGGGGACTGGTCGATCAACTGGGAATGGAGCAATTAACATGGGCTTTCAGACAATCGGTGAGGGCGGCGCGATCTTGGAGGTGGATGCCACCCCGAAGGCGTCCAGGGCGATCCTCTACGCAGCCGACGGGAGCCCGCTGGTCCTCGCGGACAGGGCGACACAGAGCGCCACGCGCAAGGTCCCCGGTGTCCCCGTCATGGGGTTGTACCGGAACCAGCCGCACGTGCTCCACACGGACGCTTTTGGGCGGCTGGACCAGGGGCACAGCGAGCCGCACCTCCAGGACGGGTTCGAGGGCGCGACCCTCAACACCAACATCTGGGTCTCGTCCGTCGGCACGATGACGACGACCCAGGCGCAGGGCCAGATCACCATGAACGCCGGCTCGTCGCTGGCGTCCGGCGGACACGCGCTCCTGACCACGGTGCGCCGGCTCCCCCTCCAGCCTCGCAAGACGCTGGCGAAGCGCTGGCGCAGCCGAGCAGCCTGGGCCACCAACGCCGTCATGGAGTGGGGCTTCGGTGCGCCGACAGGCACCACCCCGGAGACCAACGACTCCTGCGGGTTCCGCCTCACGGGCACGGGGCAGGCGCTTCTGTTCTCCAAGTGGGGCGCGAACACCGAAGCCACCAGCGCGGATCTCGGCGCTCCGCTCACCCTCCTGGAGCCGACGAAGTATTACGACATCGACGTGTCCATGTCGTACAGCCACGTCGCTGTCCGCATCCAGGAGGTCGACGGGGAGGTGGTGCTGGATGCACGCCTTCTCCTCCCTTCGTCGCAGCAGGCGTCGGTGGCTCTCTCGCACATCGCCGCCTACACCCGGGTCTACACCACGGGGGTCACGGCCACCGCGGCCCAGTTGTTCCATACGAACTTCCTCGCGGAAACGTTGGACATGGACATGCACCGTGACGCTCCGCAGCTCGCGGCGCTGGCGCACCGCGGTGGCCACGTCTCCCCCACGGCGTACACGCAGACGGCGAACTATGCGAACAGCGCGGCCCCTGCCTCCGCCACCCTGAGCAACACCACGGCGGGGTACACGACGCTGGGCGGGCAGTGGCAGTTCGCAGCGGTGGCGGGGGCTGAAACCGACTACGCGCTCTTCGGCTTCACGGTGCCGACGGGCTACACGCTGCTGGTCCACGGGGTACGGATCGCCGCCTTCAACCTGGGCGCCGCGGTGGCCACCACACCCACGCTGCTCCAGTGGGGTCTCGGCGCCAACGGCGCCTCCGCGAACCTCTCGACGGGCGGCCACCAGCGCGTGGCCACCGGGGCGCAGTCGTTCGCGGTGGGCACCCCGATCGGCGGGGCCGCCGCCGAGCTTGTGTGGAACCGCAACTCGCCCCTGATCACCGAATCGGGCCGGGTGTTCGTCGTGATCCTGAAGATGCCCACCGCCACCGCCACGGCCAGCCAGATCGTCCGCGGCGTGGTCGAGCTCGACGCCTTCTTTGAGTGAGGAGACCCCCATGCACGAAGCCATTTTGTCAGGTGGACCCCACGGCGGCGAGGCCGCCTCTTTTGCGAACGACACCCCGGGTGATCGCGTTGAATTCGCCATCGGCGGGAGCCAGCGCGTGCACCGCTACGAGCTGCGCGCCGTGCTCGACGAGTACGGCGACGACACCGGGGAACGGGTAGCGGTCTACGTGGGCGTGGTGAGGCCGTGACCGGGCGCAACGGCCACGAGCTGGCCCGCGAGATCGAGGAGGACAGCCCACCCTCACCCCCTCCGAGCCTGGAGCGCCTGGCGTACCAGGTGCGGGAGGAGCGGACGGAGCGGCTCCGGCAGCACGGCCTACAGCAGCACCAGATCGCCGGCCTGGCCGCCGAGGTCGGGGAGCTGTCGGGGCTGGTGAGAAACAGCGAGGAGGCGCGGGCCGAGGACATGCGCGTCATCCGCAAGGCGCTGGGGGACCTCGCGGAGGGGCAGGGCAGGATCGCCGCCGAGCTGGCCACGAGGGCGCGCCAGGACTCGCTCCACGAGGAGGCGATCACGGGCATCCACAAGACGGTGGACGCGACGAAGGCAGACCTCGCGGTGGCGCGGGCGAAATGGCTCGGCTGGCGCTCGCTGGCGGCAGGGATCGGATGGGGCGCCCTGGAGGCGCTGAAGCACTGGATCGGAGGCTGAGCA